GCAAAGTTTATCGCAATTGGTCGCCGCTCTTGAGGTGACTAAACATGGGAAGTGCAAGTCTAGGTGGCTTGAAGTCTAAGGTGGTAGGTCCACTACCGCCCGGTGATTTTTCGGGTGCATCTGCAATACAAACACTACTTGATGCAGGCTTTGACGCAGTAACCGATGCTAACACAGCAGATACGATTGCTGGCCTTGAAATGCTCAATGTCTTAGGAAATGCTTATTTGGTAATCATTTACAAGGCCTGAGTGGGATTGGCATGGAGTCACACAACACTCTTGGGTTTGACGACATCGAGCGCCTTCAGAAACGAGGAATACGGTTGGCCGAGTCCTACGGGGCTGGCACCGTATTCAATGAAGATAAGCCGCTTCAAGGTATAACCAAGAAGCAGCGTAATCGTAATAAGAAGGCCGGTGATGTCCTTAACATTGGGTCCGGCACCCGTTGCAAACACTGCGGTATGCTCTACTTCATGTGGGTAGACAAGTGCAGAACTTGCAATCGCCAAATGGAATACAACTTAGGGCAAAGGGAGGAATGATTTCATGGGTGATGTTTTAGTCAAAGGTATCGGTGACAGGGACGAAGAGGCTATGAGAGCCTTGGAAACTAGAGATAAAAAGCAAGACAAGGTTATCGCAAGAGAGCGACCTGAAGAAGGCAAGGTCGGTGTAAAAGAAGGCTCTGCCGAAACCGCATTTGAAGATTTAGGTATTACTAGAACTACTCCAACAAAGATAAGAGAAGATGATGATGATGATGAGGAAACTTTCACATCTACTACTGGTTATGAAGAAAGGGATAGGAAGCGCTTAGAAGAGGCTTTGGAGAATGCCAAAGAAGCGGGTGACGAAGGTAAGATAAAGACTCTTGAAGAAGCGATAGAAAACATTCAGCCTGACTTTGTACCTGACCCTTCTAAAAGAAGAAAGGTCGCAGTAAAAGAAAAGCCAAAGTTATCTCGTAGAGAAAGAGCCATGGTTGAAAACGAAGGCCGACTACAAGAAGTTGCAGAAATGCAAGGTGTCGATTTTGACTTAGCCCAAAAGAAAGCACTGAATGCAATAAAGGATTTGGCTAATCAACAAGGTATTCCTATTCCTCCGCCGGGTGCTCTAAGAGCATTTGGCCCGATGGAAATGAACCCCGAATACAAAAAACTACTAGATGATAATTACAAGAGGATTCTTGGCGACATAATTGTTGGCAAAGTGCCCACTGCTATGATGAGGGACTCTGAAGGCAAACTCAGAGAAATTGAAATCCGGCCAACTAAGGCTACTGGTGAAGCCCTTGAACAGGAACTTAGAGATGATAGGGCAGCACAAGACAAAGCACTCGTAGCCATCGCTAGGTTACAAGAAGAAAAAGAGGAAGCAGAAGAAGCAGGCGACTCTGATAGGGTAGCGGTTCTTCAAAGCCAAATCGAAGAAGAGGCACAAGCATTCCCTGATATACAGGCAAGGCCGAAGTTTGGCGAAAGCGCTACTGGTCAAAGTGTTCGTGAACAGGTTGCAGAAAAAGATGTCAGCGCTGAAAAACTTAGACAATTGGCTCAAAGAATGGGATCTCAATTTATGTCTGAAGGCGAAGAGGAACTTTCTCAAGCACAACAAAGAGATGCTCAGATAGACAAATTAGAGTCAGAACTTAACGAACCATATATTATGGCTGGTGACGGTGAAGGTAATATCAATCCTACTCATTCTCTGTACATCAAAACTAGAAGAGATGCACAAGATTTGTTAGCAGCCGCTACTGCAGCAGGTAGACAAGACAAGATAGAAGAGGCTCAGAATGCTCTTGTTAATTTGAATCGAAGGTTGAAAGCAAAAGGTCCGGTTCAAGATGTGCAAAGTAATCCTGAACAAAGGCAACAAATTGAGCAGTTAGAGCAAAGGTTACAAGATTTTAGAAACTCAGATTCCGCTATGGAAGAAAAGCAAAGATTTGCAGAGGAAGCAAGGCGAGAAATCGAAGAGCAAGGTTTGTCTATTAGAGATTCCGAAGGTAAATTGACTCCTGAATACACCCAATTATTAAACTCAAAGTTAGAAAATACAGAGGTAGCACAACTTGAAAGAGAATTGAATGATTTGAAATCATCTCAACAATTACCTAGCACAAGGAGTCGCACGATGCAAAGTGTACCTGCTGGCTTAGGTGGTACAATTTCACAAACGCCACAAGGTCTTGACATTAGCACTGACATAGCAGAGCCTATACCTGCTAGAGAGTTCTTTAGAAGAATGATTAATCCACGCATGACTGCTGGTGGCAGAGGGCAAGGTCAAAGAGGCACAGGCCAAACTGTCGAAGGTGGATTTGTTGATGCACAGAAAAGAATTGCTGGATTAAACACTGATTGGGACTTTTCAGATGACCCCTTGTTTATGCAAGTAATGAATCAATATGGCATAGAGGATATACCTACTATGGCGGAATTGAAGCAGGGTCAATATTATGGCGACCCAAGAGCAAAGAGCAAAGTTAGAGGTATGAGAGGATTAGGTATAGGTCGAGGTAGGCTTGATGAGCAAGAAAAGGCTGTACGCAGAGCAATGGGGGATGCCATGGCTCGCTTCATGGCAAATCATGTTGCTACTCCTGAAGGCGCTATGGAACTACTAGGACCTGAATATGCTGCGTTTATGACAAAGGACCACCCCGAATTGGGTGACCTTGATGCTGAGCGCAAAATGAAGAAACTTGAAAAATTAATTGCTGACAGAACTCAATATGAACAGTATGCTGCTCTTAGCGATCCTGAAAAGATTAGAGAAATGCAGGAAAAGCGAGCAGAAATGGAAAGGCAAAAGCAAGAGGCTATGATTGGACGAGCAGTTCAAACTATGGCTGAAAACATGGCACTTAATCAAAATCATAACAAAATCATCAGTGGTAGACTACCGGGCTTAGGTCAAGGTGGCAAGTCTATACAAGAAATGAAAGAAGAGCAAGTGTTGTTGCGTCAGGCAGTAGAGGCTGCTCAAACTGGAGATGAAGATGGTTTGAGGACTTCACACAATCGCTTAGTAAACAAATATGGTTACAGCCCTGAGTCTTTAGATGCTGATATGCTTGAAAGGCAGGCTATGGCATTAGATGGTACTATAGCGCATTTGGATGCTGAAAGAAAAAGAGCCATCGAACCTGTAGACTCACAGTTTAGAGACACTATGATTAGAATGCAGGCTTCTCGCCAAGGTGCTAGAGGTCAAAGACCTTTCAATATAGATGTACCTGACGAATTACCATTACTTGATACTGACCCTGATGTTCCTAAGAAAGAAAGAGGTTTCAATATAGATGCTATGCAAGCACAGATGAAAGTCGCTGAAGAAAGAGGCGACACAGAATTAGCAGCCAAACTCAAGAGGCAGATTACGGCTGCTAGACAATCGGCTGCTGGTGGCGAAACCATGTCTGAACTTGAAGATAAGTTGAGAGAAGCAGAAGCATCCGGTAACCAAGCCACAGTTAATAAGGTTCTTGATCAAATAAGAAGGCACCGAAAGGAAATTACTACATTCACTGGAATGGGCGACGAAACTAGAACCCGTATCGAATATCCCGAAGCACCACCTGCTATTCGTACAGGAGGCAGTCGCCCCGATGCGTTTAGACCCGGTGAATTAATAGAAGAAGTAAAGCAATATATGCAAGAAAATGAGCCTCAATTAAATGATTACAGACTTGCTGGAGGCATCAGAAGAGAGTTTGGTAAAGAACCGATTGAAATGTCAAATGTTGAAAGATTGGCCGCAGCCCGTAGAACCAAAGAAGGACAAGAACTACTCACTGATGCAATGGGCGATATTGGTGTGTTTGACCGTGAAGGCGAAACAAAAGAAACTGAATCAATCGTACCTGAAGAAGGTGACTTTGGACCAGCAATGGGCGAAACCATTGGCGGGCGATTTACTGATGTTCGCACAAGAGGTTCTGTAAGAGGCAAAGAGAGGCGACTAGAGCGCTATGGTGACAAGCAATCTGCTACTCCTGATAAAGCATCAGGGTTTGCAGGTGACGAAGCACAGAGGCCAACCTTTGGTTCAAAAAGGCAAAGATTCTTGCAGGGCGGAATTGACATGTCAAAATTAGTTGGCGAAGGTGGTACTTCTGATGAGAAAACTATGTCTGCCTTAGCAAACATGTATGGTCCTGAAGAAATACTAAATGTCCTTAACGATCCAAGAGTACAGGCTGTCAGTGGCACTGGTGCTTATACAGCAGCATCACATCGTGAGAAAATGTCAATGATACAAGATGCGTTGGCTGGCAATTTGACTGCTGAAGATTTACAGCCTGCAGCACCTCCGGCACCTCCGGCACCTCCGGCACCTCCGGCACCTGAGCCAGTTGCACCTCCAGCACCTGCTTCAGCAGCACCTGCTGATTCCGGCTTTGCAGGAGAGCCACCAAGTCCTCTTTCTGCCTTACAACAAGGAGCAGAACCTGTAAACATATTCCAACAGCAACCTGCTCCAACACCTGAGCCAATGGACAGTACTACTGAGCAGCAACCTGAAGTTGCAGGGGTAGCACCCCAACCTATGGACTTCGGAGAACCTGCTCAACCTGCTCAACCTGCGGCACAAGTCACACAAACGCCCGGACTGGACATGACTCAAGCAATTCAACAAGAAATGGCTAAATTAACGCCTGAACAACAAAATGCGTTAAGAGGATTAGGTCTTGAAAATATGAGTCCTGAACAAATTATGCAAATGTTTTCAAATATGCAACAAAAGTCTGAACCAATGCAGCGCTTCGATGCTACAGTTGGCGATGATTTGCTAAAGAGTATCAAAGACCGATTTTGGCGGCAGGGTTATTGAAGAGTTATAGCGTGGCTTTGGTGAGGGGAATGAAAGATGCCGATTATATTTTCACCCGGTGAGGCTGAAACACGACCCCTCGATCCTGACGCAATCGTATACACCACTGCTCAAAAGGTTGCAGATTTACTTGGCATTGGCCCTCAAGAAGCAGTATTGATGTCTGCTAACGCAGAGGCAAACGCAGTGTTTGTTACTGGTGGCGATTACAGAAACATTGGCTTTTCAGTAGGCGACACTATACTGATTTACAGTGATGCTGACCCAATGGGGCAAGAGCATGCAATCACAGCAATAACCACATCTGCTAGTGGCGTCAAGTTGGCATTCTCATCGGCTATCAATCCGGGTCTTTATGAAACAGCAGACAACGGTTATGTTCAAAACACTGCATCTTTCACCAACGGCAAGACTCGTGGAATGACAAGAGCAACCGTTGAGGAGTTCATTAAGCGCACTCAAGATCGTATAGACAATGACACTCACAATGCTTGGCGACCTACGATGGTTCACGCTGAGTACATCAATTTCGATACCTACAAGCCTTACCGCCGCCGGTACTATACAGACTATGTTGGTACATCTCCTCTTCTGTTCAGAAATGTACAGCAGGTTCTGAGGCTTGAAGTATGGCAGGGTGATGACTACAGGGATTTGTGTGGCTCTGAGGCTAGACTTGAGATAGTAGATGAGGCTGGTTTGAAAAATGATTCTATTTGTATAGGTATGGCAAACGGTAGTGTCGCTACCCTTGCTGAACACAACGGTGACAACTCAACAAGCAAATGGAGAGCAGACTTCGACAAAGTAAGTGCCGCTCAAAACCTTGCAGATTTAATCAACAAGGAGGACAGAGTAAACAAAGCGGCTGTAGAGTTTAGTCCAGCCTTCACATTAGAAGGTTCAACTAGTAACATAGCAGTTCACAATGAGATACTTGCTACAGCAAACTCTGATTATGGTAATGGCAAAGTCAAAATTACAAGTCTACGCCAAACCAAGGGTGGAGAAACAGTTAGCGTTGCTTCTACAGACTTGACAAACTTGACGATATCTCAAGTGACTGAAGCAAGTACAACTTCTGTCAATGTTTCTAGTACCACTGTAAATGTAGCATCGACTAGTGGTTTCGCTAATGGTGGTGTATTGATGGTAGGCTCAGGAGAATCTGTAGCCATTCTAAGATATACTGGTAAAACTGATACTTCGTTTACTGGTTGTGTTAATGTGATAGGCACTCCGTTGACTACACTAAACACTGGTGGTACTACTGTTTTCCAAAGACTACTTCAATCCGACATCGGAGCATTCTCTGACTTAGGAGGCGACCAAGGTCGTTTGAAAGACTGGTGGATTGACTACGAAATGGGCATCATTTACTTTAACAACTCTTATCCGTACTTTGAATGGAACGCCATCAAAGTCGCTTATATCTATGGAGAGCGCTATGTGGAAAAAGCAATCGAAGAAGCGGCTACCAAGATGGTTGCATCTGACTTACTCATGTCTGATGACCGCTCGGTGCTAATACCTGAAGGCTCTCAAAATGTAGACCTTGGTGCGAAGATTCAGATATTCCGTAACCAAGCCAAGGCTATCTTAGGTAGATATAAGGAAGTAGTGGTGTTTGAATGACGGCAGAATATACTGAGCCATTGGATTCTATCATCACCGTTCTTGGTGATTGGAATAGAGCCAACACTGAGAATATCAAACCAGTCATTATTGACATAGCAGACCACAGCCCTGAGCGTGGTAAGCGTTTGGATTTACAGCGTAGCGACTTTGTGCTATGTTACGAAACTGCTCACAGTGAAGAGCAACCTGATTTGTTTTACAATTTCGTTACAACAAGAGTCAATGTTACAGTTGACATAAGGACCGCAGTTAGCAGAACTCGGTTGAGAAAAATGGAAGATGAGTTTCGCCGCTTGATTCATACTAAGCGCAAGGGTGATGGTGTGAACTATGATAGATTAATCATAAAGACCCGTACCGATCTTAGTGACAGAACCAAGCGTTTGTTTAGGCACACTTTCCAAGTAGAGGTAGTCATACTGGCTGAATTGATACCATGAGGTGATTAGATGGGAGGGTTCGCAGCACATTACAAGGGAGATGTTTCGGAGGTCACAATGGGCCACGAAACAGGACTCTACATTGAACACAATGAACCTTTAACTTGGTCGGCTACTGATGGCAATGATTACACAGAAATCACATTCGCTACACAAGCAGGTGCTGCTGGCTCAATTGGTTCCAACACAGCGGCAGGTGTATTGAGTGTACCGATTGGTATGTTGATTGGTACAAAGATGACATTTCATGGCGACACTGGTAATTTTTCTGCTCATTATTACGAGGCAGTTAGCGGCAAGATATTCAGCATTATCGACCATACTTACGAGTCAAGTGTGACTAAAATCAAGATAGTTCCAAAAATGAATCTTGGAGGGACTGTTACCAGTGCAGCATCTGATGTGATTTTCGTACACTCATTAGGTATGCCTACAGTTGGAGTGACTACTGCTATCAATGCTAGCGCTGCTGCATCTGCTGAAGTTAGTTTAATCGACCAGTTTATCGGCCTTGCATCGTTTATGAATCTACCCGATATGACTGTAGATATTCACAAGTATCATGTTGTTGGCTTAGGTAGACAGGTCGCAGTGCAGCAAACAGGCAAGGTGCATCACATGGGTGGTGCGCTTGAAATGCCACTCCATAGCCCACGCTGGTTATACTACAGCCTTGGTAGAGAAGTAGTCGATGCTTACAACTGCGGCGCTAATCCATCAGGTCACACTACAAAGGGCAGTCTTACATTTACTGTAGCACCGGGTCAGACATTTATCGATTTAGATTCGTTAGCATTCGGCTCTGCTACAGCGGCAGTTGGCGACTATATTCTAATCCATGATACTACTAGAACACCAACTGTCACCTACAAAACTCCTGATATAGCAACAACTGATTACTGGCCCCCTGCTAGTAGTAGCAGTTTAGGATCGGATGCCCACCACTTTGAGTGGACTGAAACAAGCGAGTGTAGGAGGATAGCAGCAATTGAGCCGCTGGCTAGTGGGCACAGGATATTCGTAGACGACCCTTGGCAGTTTGAGCATAGTGGTGATGGCACTAGTGCCGCTGACGATGTGCTACTAAGGAAGTATGATACAACGGGGCCAAGTATCGCTACGACTAAAGATATAACAAATCCAGTCAGGCGTTTATTGTTTTCAAGCGACACCATTCCATCATTTTGCATGGAGCATAGTATTAGGAATAGAGATGTTGGTTCATACAGCACAGAGCAGACATCTAATGCTCCGGGCGGCGCTAATGACAGCAAGCAACTGACTCGTATCTTTAGGGGCTGTAAAGTAGTAGAATGGGAATTGTCATCAACCGTGGATGCTGAACTAAAGTATCGATGTATATTTGATGCTCTTTCTACCTACACAGATACTGGTAGACTAGAATCATCAAACAAAGGCGACAGATATATTGCTCACAGAATGTTCCAAAACACGGCAACTGATGCAGCATCGAGAAAGGCATCAGGTATTGCAAGTGGTACAGAGAAACCGTTTATGTTTTACAACGGTAGTGTAGAGGCATTTGGTTCTAGCCTTGGCATGGTTAGTGCCTTTGAACTGAGAGGTAAAACGGGAGTAGAACTGTTCCATACTATACAGAGTAATCCTGTTGCTGAAACTGTAGATGCAAACAATTTGTCTACCAAGCAAGTGCCATACGGCGGTACTAGAAACGCTTCTATTATTCGTGAAGGTCGTGAAGAGTTTGAGATGGAAATAGATGTAATTCTAACTGATGCTACACTTCTACATCGATTGCGTAGCCATCTTGAAACAGGTGGCTCTGCAGGAGAAACTGGCAACTTAATCCATCTCAACTTCACAAAGCCAATCGTCAGTGGTGGCGGCAGTAATGCACAGTCACTTAGAATCTTGATAGACGATTATGTTATTACTGAAGTTCCTATTCCCGTACCTGATGGGATGGGACTATTGCATTCCAAAATCAGGCTGGAGCCGAGAAATGTCAAGGTAGTCAGCCAAGATACACTATACCATTGTTGAGTTGATAATATGCCGATGAAGTTTTGGAAACCCCTTCATCCTCGTATTGAACTTGATATTGTAGAAGATGAAGAAGAAGAAGAAGGTGGAGAATACCTCTTCGACCCTGAAGCAGGGAGGGCCAGTGACAATCCATTCGCTCACCTTGCTTCAAAGGATGCCCCCGATTCGGCTGCATCCGAGGACACAGTGAGTAAGTATGTCGCAGGAGAAGAAGAATAAAATTGCAATAAATGGCAAAGAAATAGAAGTTAAAATAAAACAATTGACTTTCTTTGATGTTCAAGCCGTAGCACCGTTATTATCTGACGGCAGTTTAGACTTTTCATCCTATTGGCGACATGCATTTACTCATTGGTTAGCATACGATTCGCAATTTGATATGGAACACATATCTCCTTCTGAGGGCGCAGCATTAGCAGCACTGCTTCCTGAGCCTAACGAGGTGATGGAGTGGCTACTTTTTCGGGAGCCGAAGTCGGCAAAATCAAACATTTCATCAACGGGCGACCCGTTAGTGACCGACTTCGCTACCAACGAGAAGGGATGGAATACCTTTTGATGACACACTATAACATGGGGCTGAATGAAGTGAGGGAATTGAACATTGAAGATGCCAAGCAACTTTTGTATTGGGCACAGGCATCTAATGATGATTCTGAGGCTTCTGCAAACGCAGTTTACTTGGGGTATGACATGGTGCCCCCACTGGAGGGGATATGATGGTAGACGGCAATATTGACCCTAGAACTGTAGAAGCAATGGAGAACTTCAAGGATTACACTGAAGAGGCGCAGAAAAACATGAAGGCTCTGCAGGAGCAGATGGACAAGTTTACTAATTCCATGGCTATGACTAAAGCGCACAGCAATGACCTTAGAGAATCGCTTAGACAGACTAGTAGAACTGACGGCTTCAGTCAATTGACAAGTCCTTCCACTGAAAGAACGCAGATGGGAGGAGGCGCTACCCAAGAATCACCGGGTGACATTACTGTTAATCTCCGTATAGATGTCAGTGGCGTGACAGATAGAAGTGACAAGAAGGCGCTGGCTAAGGAAATCAGTGCCATGGTTCAGAAAGAGTTACGCTCTAAAATTGGTGGACCGCTTAATCAAAGTGGATTTAGCAGGAGTGGTTGAAAGTGGCTGATGGGGAGAGAGTACCTGTACGATTAGTACAAGAAAATGGTAATACTATCTCCCTAGATGCGACTAGCATCGACATGGTTGTAGAAAGACAACAGTCTGCCTTTGGCATACCTTTGGCTGACGCAAAGAAAATGGCAATCGATCTAAACCAAGCAGTTGTTGGGTTTGAGATACAAGGTGTGTTTACTGACGATGAAGGTCAAGAAGCATCATCGCAGGCTAAGGCTGTGGTTGATTTGAATCATACTCAGACTTTGTTTGACCAAGATGCAGCAGAGGCTTACGCTGAAGCCAATAGTGGTGGTAAGCAAGGTAAAAAAAGCGCTGGTAATAAATCAGGAACTATAGGCAATCCGACATCAATTCATTTACCAACAAGAAAAAGAAAAACAGATTGGCAAAAATGGCAAGGTAAATACATGTCATTCCCAGTTGCATATTGGGTTGAGCAAAACCAAACAGCAACTGGTGGCTTGCCCATTACTTCGGGGCTAGTTGCAAGATTTAACGCAGACTCATTAGTTGCAACTAATATGGTAGGTGGTGCATTAACTCATGGAGCCACAGTAAATACTTGGGTGGATTCTGTTTCTAGTATAACTGCAAACAAAGTTGGCTCTCCGATTTACAGGGACCATGGCATAGGTGGACAACCTTATGTTTACTTTGATGGTTCATCAAGGTTTGACATTACCTTTAACGCTAATCTAAATCCCGCTGATATGACTATCTTTGCAGTTGCTAGGGCATACAATGATAATGGTGCTGCTCAATCTATAATCGTTAGTCGAGAAACTACTAACGAAGGTTATGCTTTATTTTACAACATGACTGGCTCTGAAAACGAAGCCAAATTAGATGTGTATAATTCAGGTACTGCTACTTTAGAAAGCGGCAACGGAACAGTTTCGATAAACTCACCTAACATAATTGCAGCAAGAGTACCCGCAAGCGGTACTAAACAACTATTTCAAAACGGCGAGTTCAAAGCAACACATAGCACTGCTTACAACAATTCAGATGCCGCTACTACATTCATAGGTGCAAGTGACAGTAGCACCTCTAATCCATTTGTTGGAAGCATTTACGAAATTGTAATTTACAATAGGAACTTATCTCTTGATGAAATGTTCCAAGTAGAAGGTTACCTTTCAAGCAAATATAACATACCTTTGATTGGTGCTTTGGGTGGAGAACATCGTTACAAGTTTTTCAATTTCCAAGAAGATGCTGACTCTGTAAGAGTAGTATTTGATGCTCAAAGGGTAGCATCTAAAAACGAACCTTATGGCTTTGTAAATAAGCCTAGACACATGACTGGGCTGACAGTTGGTGGTGGTAGCACAGTTACATCAATTAATGTTTCAGGAGGAGATCCTAGAGAATGGATAGAATTGACAAACAGTTCTGCAGACTACCATATCAAAATCAAGGAACCTACCACTTATGGCTCTTACAGAGCCAATTCCAATAAAGTTGATTTGTTGCTCAAAGTTACAGGGCTAGGTGCATCTTCAATAACTTGTGAAGTAGTAGCAGGGTTAGGTGCTAGTATAAGCACTAATGATGAAATACACTTGGCACCGTGCGAAAACTTAGGACCTGAGCACGAGTCATCTTCCTATGGTGGGCCTGTTTTGGTTTTACCTATAGAAAATGCATTTACAGAAATTACTGCTTTAGGTCAGACTTTGAGTTATGTCAACTACCCAGCATATCAAAACACCGCTGCAAGGACAGAGGGCAAAGCGCAAATACCTACTCATGCTAATATCCATGGTGAAGGAAAAAGAGCAGACGAGTTTATCACTTATCAGTTGTCAAAGTTATTGACATCTACACTAGAAATAAGCGAGCGAGCAGTAAATGCCGCTGGCGACAAAACCATGGATAAGATATTCACAACCGCCATTAAAAAAAGCGGAGATGGATTTGAAACACGACTAGAGATAACTCAGGTCCACGCTACATCACTCGGCACAGTCAATAATAAAATCCGTCATAATTTTGGAGTCGGTACTTTACCTACGGTACAAGGTTTCACGGGAGGCAAGGCTGGTAAACAAGTCAAGTCTGCTGGCGATAAAGTCCAAGACATCTTGGGTATACTTGGCAACAGCAATAACTTTGACACCGCTGCTAATAACAATTCTATCGGAAGGTTCGTATCGCAAATAGGAGAGTTTGTTACCGATCCGTTTTACGGTGAGAGAGATAACAGCGATTACATTTATGCTATACAGATACCTTATGATACGGGTGTAACTAAAGGTAACAGCAATTTGGATGCACAAATTGCACAAAGAAACCACTGGGTTATGACTGATGATGCACCAACATTTGAAAAGATGGCAGTGAGTAATGACACCCACGCATCTAAAGATTATGCACCTGAACATGATGACAGTAGGCGAAATGGCATACATGGTATAATCACTGACTTCCATGTGCACCGAGATGCAGAAATGAAAGCCTATGAGTTTGCTTTGAAGTTTGTAGCGGCTAATGTAATAATTTGAGGAGATACTATGGCTTTACCAATCAGACTAATTGTTGGACCTGACAATCTAATGGAGATACCATTAGAGGCACAGTCACTAGATGTTACTGTAAATCGCAATGCATCTGCCTTCCCTACTCCTAATAACATAGTTGGTAGAGTTGCAATTGACACGAACATACCTGAGATCGACATCGAAATAGGTGGTATATTTCAAGACGAAGTAGGTACATCATTTGACATAGAAAAAACCAAGCCTAGTTTTGAAGGAGGAGACATTGTATTCAATTTTGCATCAATCGTACCTACTTCTAATCTTTCACCTATACCTCGTGCTTTGGATAATTTTGTAAAAGTAAACTTCAAAGATGACATAAGGCGAACTGATGAAATAACTGATATGATTGACATATTTGATACACCCCCTGTCCACACGCAATTTAATGAAACAAGAGAAATAAGTGACACAATAAGAGATGCACAGACTGGAACTACAATCAATCATCCATCATCGGGTACTTACGCTGCAGGTTCAACTAGCATAGCAGTTTCAGGAGGCACCTCTCAGATTTCCATAGGCCAAAGAATACATCTATCTAACGGTACATTTGTTGGAGTAGTAACTAATGATGATGGAAGCACATTGACGCTTAGTGGAGGGACTGAAGTAAATCTAGCACATGGTACTACCTTGTACAATTATAAAACTCAACTTTGGACAGGGCAAGGGCAAGTAGTAGGTAGTCTAATAGATTATGAGGGGGATTTAGTAGAAATCAAGGAGATAAAATTAGATAGCCTCAGTGTACCCGTTTACAAAGATGTAGATTATTACTTGACAATTGCTTCTGCTCCGCCAGTAGAAACATTACTAAATAACAAAAAAATGTCGATATTTCCTAATTATTGGAGAATAGATGGAATGACTTCTACACGAAACCTACCGCTAGGTGTTCACTTAGTGTTTTCTACCGACAGGGCACATTCTGATTTTCAAAATCAATCATCCGGCGGTGCTTATCCCACCGTCATTCAAAGTGGTCGACACAATGAAGAAACAGATACTGACGGTAATAGAATTGCAGGAACCGGCCAAGATGTTTACATCAAAGTCCCAATAGGCGGCATAACAAGTCATGCCGTGAATGGCAACCCAGCATCTACTTTAGCATTGATTGTAAAGAAGGCGTTAGAATTGACAGACGACATTATGATAGATGGAAGCATTACTTCTACTGGAGGGCAAACATTAGGTTCTGCATTTACAGTTACAGTGGGTGGACCTATGCTGAAGGTAAAGCAAAAGGACAGGCCCATAAGTAACAATTTTGCTTCAGTTTTGGAACCCTGCTTGCAGTTTGATGCTTCTGAAAACTTTGATGTGGCTGACGCAGGTACTTACGAGTTGGCTCAAGTCGAGTTCTTTACAGGTGACTATCTTGTAAACCCTGCTAGCGTTAGTTCTAAATCGGCTGGTGACAAAGTTCAAGATTTGATAGGAATAGTGTCGAATGCAAAAAAGAATAGAGATTTGATTAGAGGCATACAGATACCTTATGACAGTTTGATACAAAGTGATGCAGTCACACCAACTGCAAGGAACTTCTTTTTGACCTTTGGGCAACAAGACAATGACGCTAAGGGTTCGTCTAATAACAGCCTAAGTGCATCTCACACAATGATACCCGGTTTGCTTCCGGGCGATTTAGGTGGCGACCCTCTTCCAGATCGTGGAGATAGTTTTTTTGACAACATAACTGAGTTTGGTGATGCGGTGATGGCACTTGCCGGATTTGTTGGTAATTTTATTGGTGATACATTCGTTACACTATTGTCTAATCCGCATGGGAATGATGGTGGAATAAGGATTATTCCTGAAAAACTACATGTACGCTATGATGCTGGCAACAAATATTACGCCTTTACTTTGAAGTTGAAGGCATCCGACTTTGTAATAGGGGTGTGAAAATGACTATACTAATTGACCCCGGCCACGCTTTGCTCTTTAATGGCATAACTGATGGTGTACTGGTTCCTCCAAATCTTAACATTGTACATGGTAAGAACGATGAAAACCTTAAAACCTTGCCTAATGTATTACGCTCGTTTACTTTAGAAACTTGGATAGTGCCCGATTGTGGTGGCATTGTCTATGAATATGAAAATGTCATGCGATTGAGTGTGGGTACACCATCAAGCCCTGCTCCGGCTACATTTGAAATCAACTTAGAAAATGTCGCTGCTGGTACTACTAGCGTATATTCATTGAATAGTGCAAAGCCTGTACACAGCCCTGATGGGGAATTGGCTTATTGGGATGGAGTTTTATTCCCCTCTCCAAGTTTAGCAGTTCACAATTCATACAATTATCTCGACTCTGCCGTAAACGATTCTACAGCACTGAATGATGGACATAGAGAGTTGTTGAATGTAACTGTTACATTTACAGGAAGAAGATTGACTATGCATATCAACGGCGATCTAGTCGTATCAAAAGCATTCGATGAGATTCAGCAAGTTGTATTGAATCCATCCAACATGTTCCTTGGTGGCAAAGGCGGAGAGTATAGAGGAACTATTGAAGCAATTCACCTTTCAAGAGGAGTTAAGCCATCCGGTAAAGTTGCTTATGCTCCTGTAAAAAGCGATGACACAATAGCACTTTGGAGGTTTGAAGAGCCTATTGAGCCTATCACTACGCAGGTTGTAACTCCGTCTATATCAGCATCGACTAGCGCAAGTGCTACAATCAATATCGGCACTACCGCTGCTAAAGCCTTAGCAAAAGAGTTAGCAGGAGATGGAGTAACTGAAAGTATTGACTTCACTACGACAGCACCTTGGAACTCTCAAGGCTCGTACACTGTAAAGAAATACGCCGCAACATCCACTAGTGACATTACTATTCCAAAGGTACCTTACAACATCATAGTAAACCCTCTCGGTTACAGTTCAACAACTGGCAAGCCCACTGCTAAGGCACCTGAGCGTTTGCGCTTAATGGCAATAGACGGTGGCGCAGGCACAGTAACTGTAGAATCAATTCACCTTGACTTTGGTGCTACATCAAACGGTAGAAGAGGACCACTACAAGCACACGATGCTGGTATCTTTGTTGTCGTAACTGGAGACTGCATAGTAGATGGAGGAAATGGTAATGACTTCCAACCACAGGGTAGCGGTACGCAGTTTTCTCACAGACAAGGGCAGGTTTGTATCGATGAAAGTGATTTTGAAAATCACGGCATTATGTTCTCTATGAGTATGGCGATTGACTCTGATAGTTACAATAAGTTTTCAGCATCTTCTGCTAATCCCGGTGATGGTTTTTACATAGGTCATTCGGGTAGACATACGCTAAATCATGTGAAGAGTCATCCATTTATGGGTACTTTGCCACCTGTCTCTGATTTAGTTGTAGACAAGAAATTAGATGCTTCTGCCGATGTTATATCTGCAACCTTTGAATCACAGTATTCTGATATTAAAGATACCGTTCCTGTCAACTCCAAGATTTCTGCTTATGATTCGCACACCGCTAATAAAATTACCAACCTTTCTTTCAAAAGCAAAGTTAGGCAAGTTGTGGAAAACGGTATGAGTGATATATCAGATACACAAAGAGGCATTCTTGCTTTAGGTGGCACAACATTTGACTCTAGTTTGTTTAATCTTAAATCAATTGGTGGCACTAATGCATTGAGTGATTCTGCAGAAGCCGCTAGACATTTAGTTCCATCCGATGAAGCAAGGGTTGCTATACTTGATTTGCCTTCTTTGTCTACTTATGACTATGCACCATTCATACAAATACATTACAATGCAGTTTGTCACAGTGCGACCAACTTCCCTGTTGCTGCTGCATCTAGGATAGACTCTTCATTCACTAGTACATCTACTATTATCAAGTTAGAAAGTATCAAATCGTTTGGCAAAGATGGAGCCGTACTACCTGCTACTGATTTTTCTATTGGAAGTACACCTGCGACAACTGACACATCGATTACTGCTACACTGAATCATAGCACTAAGAAGGTGACATTTAGTGCCGCTACTGATTCAGCATTTCAATCTGCTGATACTACTGGCGCTATTGTAAAACTAAGTATGAACGGGCCATCAATAATGGTAACTAAGACTGTACCTGATGTAAGTACGATTGTAACTGGCTCGACATCGATTCTCGATCTTATTCATACTGCTTTAGATGCGGGTGATTTAGACATTTACTCACCCGGAGGTAGAATAGAAATTGACATGCCTGAGAACTTTGGTTTTACTGAAGGCGATTTAGAAGGTGATACAGAAGAAGGCACAGTTGCAGAACCTAAGTTAGATTTTACTTTGTGCCCTGAAAATTATTTACCACTTGCGTCAACCGATACTCCTGCCAAAGCGCCCCAAAGTATAGCCTTAGCCGACTCAAACTTATCAACTAAGTCATCACAATTTAGCAAGGTAATCATTGCGCCTACTTACACATCTACTAACTTAGAAGAAGTCGAAGATATGACAAGGCAGTTACCAATCAACCGTAGAATTAGGACTGGCATACTAATTAACAACAGCGGTGGTTACGCAGCCAGCACAACAGCAGCGATGACTGTTGATGGAGTGGACGCACGAACTGTATTTGCTGACGGAGATGTGGTGTACAAAGTTGATGGAACAGTAGTTGGCACAATTAACCACGCAGTTACAGCAACTACCATTAGAATATCGGGCGGCAGTGGTACAGCGGTTGCTTTACAAGATAACGAAGAACTGTTCAACAGTCCAGTTGAAATAGGAAAGGGTACAACAAATCAGTCTACATCAGTGCATGAAGTGTTTGATATAATTGAGCACCAAGTGTTAGGTAAAAAGGTGATTCTCACCGTACAACCAAGTGACCGCAGGCGGTTTTCACAATTAGCCAAGTTAAGGTCTAATGCATCCACTGCCAATGCAATATCAATAGAGTATCTAGTTTCAAGAGGCAGGGTTTTGTCTTTTGGAGATGACGAAGCAGGTCACTCTAACTTGCTAGCCTATGGGCTTGTATCTGATATTGCGAGCGCAAGCGTCAGTGCAAAGGGTGACGGAGCGCCCGATTCTCACATAGTCAAGGAAATTATGCCCGGTGCACCTGTAGTGACAGTCACATTAGGCGGCCCCGGTCAAGGTGCAATCAACACCAAAGAAACATGGGATCCGAGTCCAACTGCTAGACTGGCTTGGAGTACAAGGCGTGATTGCGTAACAAGTGGTACTGCTGTTGATACGAGTGCTAGGACTATTACAGTAACCCCTCTCAACAACCGTGCAACTGATTTACAATCTTGGGGTACATACTGTTTCCCTAAAGTCGGCAGAGTCTATCTTGAAATGCCAAGAACCGACATAACTGAAGCAATTCGTTTTGCTTCTGCAGAGTACGCTTCTAAGACTGGCACTACATTTTCGTTTGCTTCGGGAAGTCACAGAGGAACTGGTAAGTTCATTCTTGCAGATGGTAGTGAGGCAGACACATTTACTGATTGGGTCAACGGGGTTGAATCAATAAACATAGTCGGCGGCAATTTACATGTTGATGATAAGTTCCTTGAAGAATCATTATGTAATGACGGTACAACAATTAATGATAGGCTTTTCCAAACTCTTGATACTGTTCAGCACGACTATCAATTAGGTACACAGTACGCTAGCACTCGTGCATTAGTTGAGATTCCTTTATTCCCCGACCAGTTCTTTGAAAACAAAGTGGACGGTATATTCCCCGGTCCTGACAACAGTATGAAGTTGCACATAGATGCAACGCACACTGCTAGCAATTGGGCACCTAACCCTGTTGGTAGAAGACACGATTCTATTGCACCGCAAGACCCTGAGATATTTGGTGCATTTTCCTATACTGTTTCTTCTGACAGTCACAGATCGGGTACTAAGATTACAAAGCCATTTACGGGTACTACAATATCTGTAGAAGATGCAAGTGTATTCCCAATTCCTTCTGCTGCACCAGTTACAGTAGCAGGTGTTGATGGTGGCGCAAGGTATCGTAGAGCATTCTTGCCAAGCGGAGAATGGGTGCTCTACACTGCTAGAGATACTAGTGCAAATACAATTACAGCAGCGTCAGCATCAACTGCTGGTGGTAATTTTGCTATGAGCAAGAACTTTGTCAAAGAGTTTGCAGTCGGCGTCCAACTCACTCCGGGTCCGGGTTACCAAGACATGACTTACAGCCCAATCGCAGATAACCCACTATTGCGAAGTGCTGGTTACGAAGGTAGACGCTCATTCTATTATGACCGCTCCAATGTAATGACTCAAGGTGGCAATGTCGATTACGGTATGAAGCAGTATGTCAGTGCTGTAGAGTTTAGAGCAGGACCTCGTGTTAATCCTCACCTTGATAGAATACAAAGTGGAAGGGCGAAAGGTATAGTCGAATCATTAAACACAAGCAGTAACATTTTGCATCTCAAAGATGCAAGTCTTTTCCCTGAAAATGTACAAGGGGTGAGCGGGTATAGTGGCTATCGTTATAGATTGGCTTACAGAAATGCTAGTGGTACTTTGAACTACGCACACTATGAAGCAAGAGCAGGTACTGTATTTACTCTAAATCAAAGAGATTCCGGCTTTACACCTTCTGAAGGCGATGAAGTTACACTTGTAGATATGAATGCTAGCCCTAGCACAATTTATCCTGAACAAAAGGAGGGAGTTTTACTAAACAAATCTTGGGCATATCCTTATGCTCCGGGTGGATTGCGTGACGGTGACACCGTTTGGATGAACATGCACTACACTAATCCTCATTCGATTGAAGGACTGTTTTGTAAAAGCAGAGGCACACTAAACGAAGGTAAAGTTTGGACTGGTTTCAACGGTGGGCAGAGTGCTATGAATGCAAACCCTAGAAGCAGTACACCTTTGGAAAACTTCTTGATTGGTAATACCTGTGTCGAAACAGCAGAAAACTTCGTACAGCATGTAAACAAAACAATCGAATTGAATTATGAAGCGTTAGGTCTATCTGCTGATTTAGCACCAACCGTTGCCTACATAGACCCGTATCAATCATCTGATGAACATGCTCGTGTGTTACTATACGATGTAGCACATGACCGTGAGTTCATTGCGTTCCAAGACCTATGGATGCAAGTCCAAAGTAGTGCTGACGCTACTAAGATTGGAGCAGCACCAAGTGGAACTACTGGTGCTATAGTACATGATGATGACAACTCAGGCTCGTCTTTAGATGTAGCATCCGGTTTCCCAAGCCAAAGTAAGTACCTTACGGCTTCTACTAAGTCGCAGTTTATCGAAGCGGCGTATTCACACAAGAGCACATGGAATGCTAGCACTGGTACTATATTGTCACCACACAGTCCTGATGTAGGTTCAAACTATACAACAAATAGCGCAATGCCTAGAACTAATGATGCAGTAATAAACTCCGATGATGCAGTATTGCTACATCAACAAATCGATAAAGATTCAAGAGAAGCCTCTACCTTCTTTGATACTCCTGATGGTACCCGTGCTATTCCTGCGTTCCTTGCTTTGAAGGGTATTCGTAGTTCAGCATTAGACCTAAGTGGGCATGAAGAATCTCGCCTGCAACATTTGGACCACTGGACTCAGATGGATTTCGTGCGCCGCTTGACAGTCGATCTCGGTGAGGTGGCACTAAGAGATGGTGTCACTAACATAGAATCTGCTGCACTTGAAGTTGTTAGACTAATCAACCAAGCCGGTGCTAAGAATGGTAGGACGCATGTCAAGAAAACTGCAGAGCAACACTTAGGTAAAAGTACAGGTTCTACTCACGACCCTGCGCCATTTTGGGATATCAAGAAAGGATTCTCTAGTCACGACAAAGGTAGCCACATGGGATATGTTCGTGCTCACCTTGGTAGGGTCATGTTAGACTCTAATGGTAAAGAAGGCTTTTCTGTAGTTATACATTCTACAGTGCCGGGTGCACAAGGAAGAAACTTCTGCGTTTGGTTAGACAACAGTCGTGCGCAGAGTCCTTATCGCCCACAGTATTTGATAGGGCATGGTGGCAGATTCCGTAACTACTGGTGCCAGCCTGACGAAATGACAGGTGAAAACATGCACCCTGCGCCTATGCCAATCAATAGATTTGGCAGACCGTTTGCACCAATCACTACCCTCAAAGAGTTCATACCACCTGAAGAAACATTAGACTCGTTTGAAAATAATTTAAGTCTTGGTCCTGAAACTGTCGCTAGTTCTACACAAAAGACAGATACATTCCGTGAAAACGCTTCGGGTAGAAACTCAAACACTGTCATTAACGAGTCGTTTGAAACAAAAAGCCCATCCTCAACAATGGTAGACGGGCTTAGAATCGGAACCACAGCAAAAGCCCGCATTAACTTTGGTGGCTTGACACAGGCTGGTATTCCGGGCTGGGCACCTAACACTGGTAAATGGGGTATGGGTAGAGATGGAGAGGCTAGATTCAAAGCAATATATGGCAACGCATCTAACGCCGCTACCGCTATGTTAGGTAGCACGATTTATACAAGTGGCAATCCAACTGGTTACATTCCTGAAGAGCAAATGAAACCTGACAACATAGGTGACGGCAACCTATACGGATTTAGATTTACAGACCATATTGGTAATAACCACACTATCAGAATGGTGTACAAAGAATGTGACAAGCCATTTGGTAACGACTTAACAATGGTTCCACCTACATTTGACGAAGAGGTTGTAATTTACTTTGATGACAAAGATGTAGCACAGGGTGGATTTACGATTGGTAAACACATGGTTGGTACAGGTGAAGTGTGCGGTGAAAAGAGTGGAGGTACTGCTAAGCCATACAAAGGTAATCTTTGGAATAACTACCCTTCGCCGTGTGTGGGAATACATGCAACTTGTAACAAGTCTGCTGGTACAGGGGTTACATTAGATGTCACCTTTACTGCACCTTACAACACAGGAGACACGCTAACCCACCCTGATGTACTAGGTTATCTCGGATTCCCTGAGTCAGGAGTGTTGCAATTGACAGATGATGCCGGTACTAGTGGCGACCAAGGGATTACAATTCATTACACCAGCCGATCTCATTACGACCACGATGGTGATACTGGTGCATCTAACAAGCATTACTTCTATGGTTGTACAGGTGGTCGTGCTATAGGTGATGTTACTGACGCTAGCACTAACGAAGGTATGTTAATTAGTCCAAGAATCAACTTCACAAGTGTGCTGACTGATGAAGTGATTGCAGCGGCAGTTGAGTTCGCTATGAATGCTGACCCAACAAAGGATGGCAACTACTTTGACTGTACGCATATGTTTGCGCCTGATGGCAAGACGCTTGCAGAGTGGGGAGTTAGCCCTAAAGCAATCAAAGTCAGGTCTAATGCTAAAGTCAAAACACCACTCAACAAATTGTTTGAGGTGTCGAGAAGTAAGGATTGGGGATTAGTTGAGGGTGCAAGTAGTGACGCTGTTGTTTCAACGAAGCACACTGGTGGACTTAGTGACAGTGAAAGGGATGACGGTACACGATTAGATGTGGGCTATATTCCTGAAACTGTATTACACATTACCACTCGCTACAGAGGGACTAACGCTAATACCGCCACCCCTATACTAGTTGATAACCAAAACAATCCTGTTGATACATCGACATGGCAAAGAAACCTTCGTGGTGACAATTACACTAGCATAGCGGGCGACCACATCATTCCAAAGGTCGATAGCCCTATGATTCTATTAAGTGCTGACAGTGGTACTGAATTAACTACTCATAGTAACAGTTACTTGTACTCAATATGCGTACCGGGTTCTGACAACGCACAGGCTTGGGGCGAGCGATTTACAATTTGGTGGGGTTCAGAGGAGTATGCAGAAGTCGTTAGTAAACCCGGTGCAGCAGTTGAAACCAAACTTACTTACGGAGCGGCTACAGGTGTTAGTGCTAATTTTGCATCATATTGTGGAAACACAGATATTTTGATGCGAAATGGTGATGTCAAAAACGGAATGAAAACCGATGGAGTCCGTAGGGCTGGAAGCAAGATGTCCAGCCCATTCCTTTACTTTAGAGGTGGCAGAGATAGCCCGGACCACTGGGTACCGTTGTACTTTGGTGGCGGCTTCAGTGGAGTAGTCATGGATGTAAATGACGGTACTCAGAATGATTATGGCGATTTCTATACGCACCCTTATGCTGGTGGCCCAACAGGTTCTGCCGGACTACAAAATGTTGGAGAAATCGCTGGCTCTTATGCTCTCCTTGATACTAACGCTATGCTGGCTATGTTCCCCGGTACACCATACTTAGACGACCATAAAGGGAAAAACAACCCGCCTCTATTCAACCAAGATGGCATTTTGCCGTTTGATATGGCTAAAGGTGCAAACAGTAAGGCCACGGGTACGACTTACACTGACGGCACAAACACAGTTTCTGTAAACTTACCAAGTCCTATCATACTAAGATTTGCTCACCCACACGCTAGGTACACTTCTTCAGGAGATACTAACGACCAAACTATCTACATGGTGTTTGGTCCCGGTCAAGCCTTCCCTCACAACAGTGCTACATTTGAGCCGCAAGGATCGAACATAGTGACTACAGGTAACGGCTATAGCGCTGTCCCTATTTACATAGGTGGCAGTGCTACTGCTGAATCTTATTTGCCTAATCAATTGGCTAACGGTGATGATTCAGTTAGTGGTTTTAATCGAACTTTGGCTGCATCTGCTCATTTACCAAGGACCAGTTTCTTCCAAAAGAATAGACTTAGCGCTTTCAATTATGATATGAATTGGGAGCCAACTAAAGGATTCCCAAGTGTAGCGGTACACGCAAGTAGTGGAGATAGTTTTGCACAAACATATGACAGGGCGTTCTATTATGAAGGCTCAGACTTTACTGTTGAACACTTGACATACCCGCCAACAGCGCATCCTTTCAATCACGCATTCACCGATTTGGCTGGCAATGCTTTACAGAGTGCTTCGCATGCTGCTACAAAGAAAGCCTTTGCAATTTGGCATATGGACGGGGGCTATCATCCGGGCGGTCATTTCCTCGATAATCATGTAAATCTAAATCCAAAGCACCCAATTGAAAATGGTAGATTAGCCACAGGTGGTACTAACAAACACAATGTGTCTGCGTTTAGGCCATGTGGTCTTTTGGCTAAAGCATATTTGGCTAAATATGACACTGATGGCGACCCTAACGACCAAGTAAGTGATGAAAATGTTGTATTGATAGACGCTACTCGTGTACAGAACGCAGAAGAGTTAGGGGCAGTTATCAGTGCATCTATCAACACATTCCCCGGCAAGGACCCACTCAAGGCTATTGGTGGTACATTCTTGCCATCTATGCAAAACGCACACAAGCAAGACCGATATGGCTGGGTAGAGGTTGCAGTAAATCAGTACACTGCTCAATCAGGAGGCACTGCTGCTTCTGTTAGGGTAACTAGTGTGGCAACCACGCTTCCTGATTACGGTTGGCTTAGGTTTAGTGATGGGGCAAACTCAGGCTATGCACCTTACATTAGTCAATCGATAAGTGCACCTAATACTACATTTACACTCGGTAAAAGCCCAGTCACTAGTACCCCTTCTGTTATATCGATTGCGGCACCCGGAACCAGTGGTTATTCTACAGCAGCAGGTTTGGCTACTTCTAATGTTGGGGGCGCTGGGACTGGTTTAACTGTAGAAATAACATCAGTAAGTGCAGGTCGAGTCACTGGTGTCACAATCACCAATGCAGGCTCAGGTTATGTGGCGGGTGATTTAGTAATTATCGTCCAAGGTGGCTCTTCAAATGACGCAAGGCTTTCGATTGATACTGTCATTGCTAACTCTAATGTAACCGACCCTACAAACATGAGGGATTTGACAATAGACAATAGTTACAAGGCGTATGTTTGGACTAAAGCCGGTACGCACAGGCACAATAACGACAATTCCGTAACTGCCCGAGATCACATGTGTCAGGTACACTACAATGGTCTAATTGATGCAATAGACAGAACCAAACCAATCGGTGCAGTGGGTTGGGCAGGTGAAGCCTATTCCTATCTCAATTCTTACACAGGTACTCAGATAGGTTCAGGAGTCTACCCTGCCGGACTTGGCGCTTGGCATCCGTTCCTTGGGTTCAATCCGTATGGTGCTGCTGAAACTTGTTTAGCATCGTCTGCCCCTGTGGGCACTGGTGACACTGCTACAGCAACTTTCTCCGATTATTGCGTAAACGGTTTATCTTCAAGACACCTCATTGCAATTACAAATGAAAGTGAATTACCACTCATTGCCAAAGCAGACAGAGATGGTATACTTTGTTCAGGTGATTGGCTGATGGCAAAGGAAAATGGTAATATTTTACACGCTGGTACAATTCAATGGGACACAGGTAAAGTGCACAACAAATCGAGATATGTTGCTTATGCTAACGCTGGGCCTCGTGTAGAAGCACAGATGCACACTGGTTTTACTAGACCGTTTGACAATACAGATTATCCGGCAACTAACGCTGCTCCGACAGATGCAGAATGGCACCGCACAATCCAATCAGGTGACATGGTACAAGCCAACGCTTGTCTACACCCTACTGGTGATTTGTATTGGGATGAGAGTATAGTCAAAGGTTCTAACTTCCACGAAGACTTTGGTACATATGGAGTAGAATGTATTGGTAATAGTGGTCTAAAGGACTACCTAAATCCTGCAGCAGCGAGTAGCGTTGCTATGCCTCACCCCGGATTGTTTGGTTATTATCAAAAGCGAAGTGCTGCTCGTAACTTCTCGGCTGAACATGTAGTTTGGAAGCGCATGGATGGCGGTAGCCTAACTATGCCTGCCGCTAATGCTAGAGGGTTAGGGGCTGTTCCATGGGTGAAGCGAAAGGACGGTGGTTCGTACAAGTTAGTGGGTGAAAAGGTATTAGGTAATGTTAGGTTTAGTTTTGAATCTACAAACTCTGCAATGTTCCCTGTTATACAAGCGCAGGAATTGGCGCACCCGCAGTTGGCAGAACAGCACCCAATAGAAATCAAGAATGCGTTGATGATTCCAAACGAAGAGATGCAATTCCAAAGCATGACAGTTGTAGATGACACGGGCCAAGAGCACAGACTAGAAGGTGGCTCTCCGTTAGGCACAGTCATTATGGACTTTAGGCATGTTAGTGACAGAGAAATACAAGGTCTTGCCCCAGCATTGGCTGGTACAGGTGTTTCCCCTAACATGAAGATTAGGCTACCTAATCCTGATGAAATACCGGGCAACATAATTGTCAGACCCGGATTCGATCGCATTCAAGCCTATCAGAATGAAACTATTGGTTCAGGTGGCCTTCAACACCCGTCGCAACCAGTACAGCACATTAAGGAAATATTCGATAATACATACGCAGGTCCTCGCCTTTGGCCTACTTGGGAGAATAATGGCTGGGAGCATTTGAGTCAAGACTTGACAGATGTATCTATTGATAAGCATGAACATAGACTTAATTTCCCTGCCTCTACATCTGAAGGTTGGTTAGACCATACAGATAACAAACCATTGTCTACATCTTATGAGCCACACGACAGAAGCCTGTACTTCCATGTAACGAAAATGGGTGTGAGTATGACTCACAGAGATGATGTCGATGAGTTGACATACAGTAGTTATAGTGGTACAGAAATAACTGTAACTTCTACTCCTGAAACTGCTACTTGGACTGACTCAAGTGAATTAAGTGGCGGTAGATATTTCCTCAGAGTTTATGACCCAACAACTGATAAAGGTGTAATTGCCTCTTATACGGGTGTAGGGACTAACAAGTTCACAGGTGTAGTTTACAGTCCTGATTTTGTAGAGTTCGTTACAGGCAAAACTGGACTCAAAGTTGTACCAAGTTACTACATGCCTGCAGGCAGCACTCGTATATTTGCATCCCGTAGATTACGGGACCACAGTGAATATAGTGGTGCAAGTCCTGATATGAAAATTATAGATTGGTTTACATTATATGGCAACTTACCTGCAAATACAGGTGCTATGAAAAATCCATCTGAAGCGCACACTAGGATTGTCAAACCTAAGATGACACCTATGCCTGTCCCAAGGATGGGGCACCATTATGTCAATGCAACTATGGCTTTGATGCCGGGTCATTATGCTCACCCTGCATACCAAAGATTGTATCAGTTGAATCAAAGTTGTAGAACTTCTAACAATTCACCTGCAATCGATAGTTTGATTGGTACAAATGAAGGTACGAGAACCAGTACAACTGCAACTACGACTACGCACGAGCCGGGTCGTGACCCCTACATTTACTTCTCAGGACCAACTGCTGCGTTCTCTCCATCTGATATACACGGTGGAGGATTTACACTATTGACTGAAACTAAAGTCAAGTACGAGGGCTATGGTATAGCGGCATCAGTGGGTGACGCAGGTAGCAAGAATGCTGCTGGTGGACACGAATTAGTATTAGAAGCGGCTGGCACATACACACTCAATAACCACTTCCCCGATCCGATGGAGGTTGGTGCCTATCAAATTGTGATACAACCGAATGTATTTGCGCAGCAACTCAAAGGTTTCCATTTGAACCACAGTGATGCTGCTAAGGCACCTTCTGAAAGCGGAGATAAAGTTACTGAATTGACTGGGCAACAAGTAAACACCGTAATTGCAATCGAGCAAGACATTAGCACAAACGGCGCACATACACTTATTCTGTCTGAAGCAATTATGGCTGATGTACGAGGTTGTGAAGTAATTATCAATGAAGTCATACTCGACATAGAGCCGGATTCCGGTAGCCATTTTGCAAATATCCCCTCTTTAGGTCTTTACAACCCGCTAGGTGTACAGGAAACTACATCTCCTTCACTGAGTCGAAGAAGCCTACCTTACAAGCCGGGAATGTTTAGTAGTGCTACTCCGGGCTACACAGTTACAATTCCTTGGTGGGGTATCTTGCACAAAGACGGTGCTACTGCTAGCGGTGCTAACAAGTTCAAGCACTTAGAGTGGCACAAGCCTGACAACTACTACGAGTTCTGCAGAATGTCTTATGGTTGCGTGGGCGCACAGATTACAATTGCTGGATATCCTACATCATTCATGGATATTTATGAAGTACACAGGCGCAATAGAAGCCTAAATCCAACTTGTGTGGTTCTCTCCGATAATCAAGGAGGCTCTACAATCACAGTCGATAATAACGACTTATTCCCTGTTGAACCGTATTATGGTGAGCAGTTGGAATACACTAAAAATGGAATAACATACACTGCTACTTATGGCAACCGTACTGGTACTTTGGCACATGCTACTTTGGGTGCATCTACTACATTTGAAAGCGTAACAGGTAGTGCAGAGTTTTGGGCGAATCTTAATGGTGATTCTGATACGGGAGATAATACTGTACTAAAACTAACTAGGCCTTACAACACATACGCTTCTGATAGCATTTACACAGATGTCAAATCCAGCATAGCGACTAGACTCTTCCCTCCAAAGCAATTGGAAGAGAGATTTGGTAAATCATTAGTTGATGGTACAGGTGACACAAACAGCCTACACTTACCTGACGCATACCTTTGTATGTGGCATCCAAATCTAGGTAGACCGTTTACTTGGTACAGTGACACTGCTACAGGTGGCACTCGTAACTTCTATGACAAGACTGGAGTAGCAGATACTCCTGTAGACAAAAAGCCTTACAACCATTTGCCTGAGTTCTTTGAAACTATACATTATCACGACTTCAACTATGTCGCTAGCAAGGGTCCGTTTGGCTTTGCTATGAAGTGGGTAGCGCCGCCTCACGACCATGACAATGATGGCGGTACAGCACTAAGTCACGATGGATCGATATACACTGCTGCACAAATAGATGCACTTGTCGATGGTTCCGGTACTCTAAATCACCAAGGCGGTACAGATAGTTCAGAGAAGTATAACTTTGCAGGCTTTTGGCCGGGTGGTTCGCATGGTGGTGGCGCAGTAAGCCGTTTAGAATCTTATGCAACAGCATTGATTGGCTGGGGTGGCGAAACACATGGAATGGAATGCGGTGGATTTGATGACAATACTGGAGTTAGAACTAGAACATACGCAGAGATGACATCAGCATCAGCATACGCTCGCAATTACTGCTTCGGTTATAGATTTGGAATAAGACAGGCATACAATAGACCAC